TTTTTTCTTTTGTTTTTTATCTAATGCTTTATTGTATTCTATTTTATATTTACGTATCTCTGCTTCTGGTAATCCATTCATAATTGCTGTCAGCCATCTTCTGTGTAGTTTTTCAAGTATATAGTCTGGATTCATCATTATAAATTACCAAAAATACACGCATCTCGTGATATTCTGTCGCATATATCTTGTATTTTTTTTGACCTGTCATAACTTAACGTTTCCCATTTATCACCTACGTGCTTTACCTTGTAAATCCATTCGTACATTTCATAAAAAATTGTTTGATCAAATATATAAAAACTTTTATAAATACAGTCTTTAGTTTTTAATTCAATTTCTAATTCTAAATCATCAAAATCTAATTCTTCATAAAGTAAATTTGGATTTATCATTGCTGTACAGTAGGTATCCAATCAACACCGCAACAACTACTCTGTTTTAGCTGATAGTCGTTTGGATAATTCTTTTTACTGCATTTCTTACAATAAGCAATGTACAGTCCTGTTTTTGTTTTTTTAAATTGCTGTACGTTAGTATCTTTTTTATCAAACTGATTATTACGTAGCCAATTTCTAAATGCAGCAGAATAGTTTTTATATGTTTTGCCTGTTGAAAGCATATAATCATTCCACTTGTCAAATTCAAGGCTAACGTCTTTATTAATAAATATTTCTTTGTATTCTTTTAAATTATCTCTTATATCTAATAATTGGTTTCGTTTTGTCTTTTTAACTTTATCTTTAACCTTATCCTTATCCTTATCTTTATCTTGGTCTGTTGCTGAACTGTTAGGCAACAGTTGATTTTTTACATTTAACCCATACTTTTTTAATATTTTTATTACTGATTTATGAGCGTTTACATTCTCGTTAAGCTCACCATATTGGTAATCAATAAACTTCGGTATAAACCATTTACCACTTTTAAAAGGAATTATCTTACGATTAAAGGTTTCAAGTATTTTTGATTCATCAAGATCAACACCGATCTGGAACGCAGCAAGTTCAATATCTACGTCCCAAATTCCCGCATGGTCACATTTAGTCAAAAGATATACCCAAAAGAGTTTCATATTTACATCAAGCTCTCTAATCCATTTTTTAGAAAAAAGAGAGGTGTCTATGAAACGCTTGGCCAACTATAACCAACCATTTATTTTTGCACGTATTAATTGTCCGATTATCACCACTAAAAACAAGAATATAAGATACACCATTAAGCTGTCAAACTTATCCAACCAATTCACCTGTTTGCGGATGCTGTTCTTTTTTAGCATATTGCTTCTCCTTTTGTTTAATTTCTTGGATGCTCCAACCTTTACTTTCACAGCGTCTATATAGTTTTTGAAATTGACCTCTGCGAATTAAGGTTTGTTCTTCTGTTGCGATAACGACCATTTCTGGTTCGTCTGATTCTGGGGGATTGAAATAATAAGTTTTATATTTCATTGGCTTGGTTTCCTTTTATAATTTACAAATAATTCTATATTATGTTATCTAAATCTCGCATAATTGATTTTATGATCTTACTCGTTTTATTTAACTCTTTCATCATTTGTTTATAGGTGTCTTGGATTTCTTGTGCTGTTCTGTCCATATCTCTCGCAATTTGTCCACTACCTGTTGCAGTTGTTTTATCGTGATGTTGTTTATGCTTGGTTTTTCTCCGAACATTCTCGCTTTCACATCCAAAGTCTTTTTGACACCCATCAGACTTTGAGCAACCGCAAACTTCTCTATCAAATCGTACCACTCTTTATTCTTCCAATCCACTCATTGCTTCTCGTGCTTTTTGTTTAAACTTTTCATCCCATTCTGATTTATTAGCAATCCAATCTAAATACTGTGCGTCTTTCTGTGCAACATCTAACCAACTATCGCCTTTATACTTGCCTAAAGGTAGCAAGGTGTCATCTTGTTGGTGTATTGCGTTACTTACTTCGTCTGCTGTTGCAATCGAGCCTACAAGTCCAATATTTAAAAAACCTAAACATCTACCAACTGCCGATGTTTCACAATTCTCAACTGCTGATGTTTTATTTATTTGACTACTGCCAACAACTTCTTCTGCATGACCTGTAAAGAAACGCTCTGACTTTTCAACGTCTGGTGTTGCTGTTGCTCTAAACATTATTTGATTATTCTCAATCTTTAAAAGTGTTGTCTCAATCATCCCATTAGGATATAATTCGTGGAACATTTCAACACGTTCATCAACTGTAATGTATTCTTTACCATGTATTTTTACTGACATAATTCCTCCTTTAATTTAACCACTCCGGTCAAGGAGAGAGAGATGACTACAAGGCGAGGAATATAGCCTTCGAAGTGGTTATTTCTTTTAATTCCTCTTTGCATTTATTTCCCTACTGTTTTAAGCCATTTCATAGTTTTTTTATAATCTTTGTTTATTCTTTTTAACTCTTTCATAGCTTCGAACATTTTGAATTCATCCGATATCGTATTACTATGCGAAGTTTCTGGATTGTTTGTTTGTTCAACAATTTTTATTAGTTGGCCAAAAGATTTTGATTTTAAGTCAACACAAATTTCTTTTTTATATTTATCGTTTCTTAAGAATCTTTTGTCTACATCGTTTTGTGTCATCCATTTTGGTATCATTTTATTATTCCTCTTTTTATTTAATTATTATATTCTTTAATCGAACCTTTATCTTTTGATTGCATAAATTCTTTACCAAAAGCATAATTATTCAATCGTTTTAATTGTGATTTATTAAGTGTTTTAATTAAATGTAAATTATCTAAAATATATTCACATTGTCTTATAGTAAGATTATTATCTATTGTCATTTTATTATTCCTCTTTGAAATGTTACCGGCACTAAAATCGGTGCTTAAATCGACCACAGACGTGTGCCTGTTGTATGGACGTGCCGGTAAATAATTTGATTTAATCGATTTAAGCATAACCAATTATAATGTTAAATAAGTTATAAAACAAACAAAATAAAAAACCCCCATACAAAGCGAATATGAGGGTTTTCGAGGTACTTTGGTATGTGTACTTTAAATTATGATTTGCCGTTGATACGTCCCTTTAGATATGCGAGGTCATCAGTTACATCGTTTAATTCTTTTACGATATCCTCTCTATGTCTTTGACCGATTTCATCTGACTTATTCCAACGATCTAACATCTTTAAAACAATAGATTCAACGTTTCCCATCTTTGTTTCAAGTTTTGCAATCGTTTGGCGTATAGCATCTAAATCTTCATTCTGCATCTTTTGGCTTTTGATTAAATTCATAATCATCATAATGAATAGAAATACAATTACACCAATTGCTCCATACTCTGCGTATGTATCCATCATTTTTTAAGTCCTAACTTTTGTAATAGATTTTTTTGTTCTGTAATGGTTTGCTCAAGCTCTTCAACGTGTTCTTGTTCCATGCTTGACACTTTTGATGATATTATAATGAGTTCTTCGTGTATATCGTTTATTCTGACCTCTATATTTGAGAATCGCAACATAGCTTGATAGTATGATCCGACAACCAGAGCAACGAGAACCATTGCTTTCAATAAGAACTGTACAGATATATTGATTTCGCTGTTTGCGTTTAATCCTTTTGTCATTTCTTATTAAACTCGTAAATCATATATCCAAAGAACAACATTGCAATTAATTGTGGTATGAAAAAATTATCATTCATTTTTTCTTGCCTTTGTTGCCGCCCTTCTTGCCTTTGTATTCACCAGACTTTCGTGATTTTCCTTTAATAATTACGCTCTTTGTGTAAACAGGCATTGGTTGTCTGGTTTCCCAATAATTATAATTGTTTGTATTCCATCCTATTGCGTAGCTGTCTGGCATATAACGATATTTAAAAGCTGATGTACTGTAAACCTTAACTACTCTGCCACTATCTGTATAAGTAATTGTTTGATAGGGTACAGGCTCATTGTCACTCATTCCAATAAAAATACCACAAACGATTCCAAACATAAATTCTATCATTATTTACTTCCGTTATTAATACGCTGTGCATCTATATATAATCTATTAAAGTCCATCGCCACAGAATCCATCTGGTAATGAATTGTTTTTATTAAGCTATCAGTTCGCCATTGTTCTTGTGCAAGTTCTGCCCTTGATTTGCCAACCCGTATATCTTCACAAGCAGACAAACTAAAAGCCAACACAATTAATCCTATTGTTAAAACCTTAAGAAAAGGCACAGATATTCGTATATGTATATGCTTCATTAAAATTCTTCTTCTACTGTTAATTTGATGTTATAAATCTCGGGTGCGACTTGTGTCATATCTAATGAGTTGTTAGCAAATCGTCCAAATATATGCTCACTCTCTGCGTTATCGCCTTCGGAATCTTTATCAATTGAAAAGATAAAAGGCAAATGATTTCCGTTTGTCATATTCCAGACATCAGATACAAAATTATCATCTGCTGCAAGAATATCGTATTCATCTGGCATAATTTCTGTGTTATTTAAAAAGCTAAAAGACATATCATATATTATACGTCCACCATACATATCATATCCATTAGATGCGGTTGTAAACGGCGATTTAGACGTGCTTGTTGCTGTTCTACCAAACGACTTTAAATTGCTAAATCTTTGCCCACCATGTGATTCTTGTAAATCGTTTAATCTATTATATGAAATCATTCTGGTCAGTTCTAAATCTGGTGCATGAGGCATATCAAAGTATTCACCAATCATTATTGAACCAACAAAGAAATCTGTACTGCCCCACGTTCCGTTTTCTGCTACGCCTGTATTTGTTGTGTTGCCTTCAAATTGTATTGCCCAATACCTTAATGTATTTTCAGCAAAACGTATTATGGTGCTTCCATCGGTTGCCGGTTCAATTACAACATCTTTATCATCTGCGGCAGCGGTTGTTGTATCTCCATTTACAACCTCGACCATAGTGTCGTTTGCCCAAGCGATATCTGCTGTGTCTGCATTGCCACCATTTAACGCAGTTATATCAGATGATTCGTTTCCGGCAAATACTCTTATTTTACCAACAGATGAAACTAAATTATGATTTAATATTGCAATATATGACTTTTTAAATGTGGTACTTTGTGTATCAATTGTAATTAAAACGTGTCCATCTGTGTCTGCACTTGTATCAAACGTACATTTGTTTAATGGATTCATATCAAAAAGTTCTGCTTCTGATCCTGTTGTAAAAGTTCCCATAAACTTATTAGATGCGTTTGTTGCGGTTACGTCAAAGTTTCCGTTTTGTGCTACACCTCTACTCATTAAATAATTAAGTAAGTCGGGATAAAATCTTGGTGTGCCTATGTTCATATTTGCCATTTAAAATTCCTTAAACATCTACATCGCCAACTTGAATACATTCAATATCGGCTGACGTAATTGATTTACTTATATCTGTTATTATATAAAATTTGTTTGTGCTTCCATCATTGACCTCTGTGCCATAAATCTTTGGATTTGTAAAGTTTGTAAAGTTTACAATATCACCAATTTCAAGATGATTATATTTTGGGCTGTTTGTTGAAAATCTTAAAATGTTTTTTCTACTTTTCATTAAATCTTTATATGCAGAAGCTAACTTTGTTGCTGTTGTGTCATCTATTATTTGACTTGCAAGAATTTCAATTGTAGCGGGTTGGTTAAAACCATTAACTGTTGAGCCTTGAGAGGTTGAGTCGCTCGATGTTGTTTCCGATAATGTTTGCTTTGCTCCATAATCATAATTGTATTTAAAAACAATTTTATTCTTAACGAGGCTTAACGCAGTCTTTGAAACTTTGGTTAAATTAATATCATTAAAATTAATTGTTGCGTCAACAGACGAATAATCGCCAGATGCTCTTAATGTTTTGATTTTAAACTTTCCGTCACCACTCATAAACACGTATGAAAAAGTTAGTTTTGCAAGTTTATTGACAAAATCTTGTGAATCAATAAATTTAAATTGTGAAAAAGCAAACTTAACGTCTGCAACTGCATCAACATATACCGAACCTAAATTTCCGTCAGTCGTATTACCGGAAGCATCAAAAGTTTCGACATCTATTTCAATCCCTGTTGTTGATGAATCAAGTCCTAATTCGTCACGCAAAACGCTTTCTATAATATAAATAGGATTTTCAATCAAATCATTTGCAGCATAACCGGGATCAGCAGAACCACCATTTTCAGAATTTCTTGCGTTTGAATTTATCGTATCAATCCAAGCACCATACTTTCTACCTTTACCAGAATAATATACATAATCAATTTTTGCGGGAACCACAATAGAAGGTTGTATTACATACGTATAAAATTCTTGATAACCTTCATAACCAACTCTTTCGTTGTCGTTTCGCATCCTTTGAGCATACCTGTAACCTTCAAATATTTCTTCTTCTTGGTATTCAATAATGTCATCTAATGTAAAATCAACTCGTAAACCAGATTCATATATTTGTGCAGCATTATCATTGTCACCGCTTCCCGCATTCAATGTGTAAACAATAGAGCCTTCAAAATCCCACGCATCTCTTTTTGCTGATGTGAAATAGCTTGATGCATCTCGTTCCGTTTCTGCGTTTGTGACAGCGTTAGTTTCTGCAATCCCTGTTGAGCCAACTGTAATTGTAAAATTACCACTTGCACCTTCTGCTGTGAAATCTGTAACAGTTCCCCATTTTGTTAATAAATTTACGCCAGAGTATGTACCTAATTTATTAATCTTTGGAAATGCAAAAGTTAAATTTGTAACAGAATTGTTTGTTGTTGCTCCGTTTGCTAACCATTGTGCGACTGCCGAAAAAGAACCATCTCCAACTCTTTCCTCGTTAGCTACTGATCCGCTTCCTGTTACTGATTCTGCTGCTAAATTAGACGTGCTTAATGGAAGATATACAGATGCCTCTTTGCCTCTAAAATCAATCAATGATTTACCATTATATGTTCCAGAAGTTGGAAGGCTTACTGCGTTATTAGCGTTTGTAAGTGTTGCATAGAAACCATCTATATAGGTATAAATATTCTCCGCATCTAATGTGTGTATTGCTTCATTATCTGCTAATGCTTTTGATTCTTGTCCTTGCACATCCCATTCATCTACAATAATTGCGGGAAATGCTCCTTTATAAAAATTTTGTAATCTATCAAAGTGACCTGTTGGAATAGTTCCAATATCTGTTTTAGCATGAAAATCGCCAAATGCCATTGGTATAGGTTTTCCGGCATTTTTAATCTTTACTCCACTATATGTTGATTCTGCAACTGTTGCTGTTGGCAGTCTTTTATGAAACTTTGTGCTGTTGTCTAATAATGATAAAACAATATTATTACGATCATAGTCCACTTCTCCAGATATTCTTCCTGTGCCAATCATACGTGCCGCTGTGTCAAGTGTAGCTGTTTCGTTTGTATTTAAAAACAATTCCCACTTGCGATTTTCAAAGTTATTAGTTGCGAATAAATCGGTAAATCTTCCGCCTTTAATTGACTTGTCTTGATTAATCAACGTAACCGACATATTTGCAGTCGATGTTGTAAAGTTAAAGAAGTCTAATGATTGACGATACACGCCCCACGATGCAACGATACCATAATAAATATCTGTTCCGTCTTGTCTATGTCTGTCGCTTACGCCAATAAAAGCAGATTCATCGTTATAATATAGTTTAAGAACCCAAAATGCAGTTGTGTTTGAGTTTTTTAACGCATTAGTAAGGTCAGCATCAAACGATAACATCTATTTAGTTATCCTTGCTTGACCTGTCGATACTGCTTTGTTTATTGCGGGGATTATTGAGTTAGCTGCAAAATTGCTATCTATTACACCCATGCCACCAAAGTTTTGATTTATTGTCACATTTGGAGAAGGTGAGGCTTGTGTAGGTGATTGACCAAACAAGAACTTAACAGCACTACCAATTATGCCACCACCAGAAAACATTCCGGCGTTCATAATAGCTTGATATATTTTTGCTTGTGCAACCATTAAGCCTAACTGTATTACAGCACGTTTTAACGATTCGCTTACATTATCTCCCATCAAAGCAGATGTTAAAAGAGAAGTTGCTGTTTGTGCTGCAAATTCAGCGGCTTGTTTTGAATGGTCTACAACTTCTAACATTTTAGGGACATACACTTCTTCAAGTAAACCTGTTTCAAGCGATCTAAACTCTAATGTTTTTGCTTGTGTAGAAAGCACCTCTTTTGCAAATGGAATCATCTCTTGTAAAACTTCAGCTTGGTCTCGCAACTTTAATGGTTTTCCATCTTCGCCTTTTAAAGCAATTTTAAATTCTGTTGATGTTAAATCTACACCTAAATTGCGTAATTCACGTCTTAACTCTGCCGTACCTCTACCTAAATCATTAAAACCATCTGTCGTTGCATCTGATTGTTTTTTTACACCTTCTAAACCTTCAGCAGTTCCAAATTCTGCAATATTTTTTAAACCTGTTAAAAATTCAGATGTAAAGTTTGCAGCACTTTTTAAATTATTTGCTACTGTTATGACAGTAGGTGCAAACAAACCACCAATAGCTTCACCGGCATCTCCAACAGCGTTTTTCATTTGCTCAATGCTTCCACTTAATGTTTTAGTTTGTGCAGTCGCTTGTCCTTCAAATAAATCTGATAATAATGTTACAGCGTCACCGGCTTTCATTTGCTCGGCAGTTAAATTTCTTAATTGTGGTATTAATTCACCAAGCTCACCAGATAAACCACTAAATGTCTTTGCTGTGTTTCTTACAGCAGATTCAAGCGATATTCCTGTTGCTGCTGAAAGATTTATTGAAGCATCAATTATTCTTTTTATTTGTTCTTCTGAAAATTCAAGCGATGCAAGAAAAGCCTGTTGGCTAATAATTGCTTCATCGCCAAAAGTTGTAACCTGTTGCAATGCACTTGCTTGATCCAAAAGTCCTTGTGATGTTTTGCCTAATGCAGTTGATAGCTTCTTTTCTGCAAGTTCTTGTTCAGCAGCTAAATTTATAAATTTCTGCATACCCGCAATTAACATTTTTGCACCAAAGAAAGCTGCACTTGCTACAACAGCAGCTTTTCCAAGTCCGGCAAGACCAGATTCAACGCCTTTTAATTCTCTTTTAGCTTTTTTTGCCCCTTCGGCTCTAACTCTAATATTTAAATTCTTATCAGCCATTATCTTTTTTTGCCTTTTCTTGCATACAAGCGTTTACTTCTTTATCTATTATCGAAAAACAATCTAATCTGTCTGTTGATATGTTGTCTAATTCACCAAGCGACACATTAAATCTCGTAACGTAATTGTATTCGGTGATCATCTGCATCATCCAATTCTCAATGAGAAGATTGCAATCTGCAAAGAATGGAACAGAATGATATAAAATTTGTCCGTCTGTATAATGTCCGTCTGGTTTACATATTTCATCTATTATGTTCCATATATCCTCGAGCGTTTCTACACGAACTGCATCGTGCTTGTAAGTAACAGGGAGCTTCGCCACAGTATAGGGGAGGCTTCTATATATATCACGTGGTTCGGGTGTGCCAAATTGCAAACACCAAACCGCAAGGCTCAACCCCCTGAATCTTTTTTTGCCGGTTCAATACCAAGATATTCCAAAAATACCGCTTGTAGAACTCCGTCTACTTCTGGCATATCCATATCTTTAAAGTCATTTTCTCCTAAACCGGCTATCATACCTACCTTTTCAAGTACCTCGTAATACGCTTCTACATCCATCTTGCCATCCCACCAAACTTTTGCGTTTAGTTTGTGCAGTTCTCGTCTTTCTGCGTATGAACAATCTTTTATGTCCCACTCTTTTTTACCAACCTTTACAATCATGTTTGCCTCCCTAATTATTATGTTGCTTTTATTGTTATTAATGCACCATCACCATCAGCAGTACCCTTAAATGGTAGGTCAATAAATACTCCACTATCTGTGTTTGTATGTGTATAACCTGTGTACTTTGCTGTTGGGATATCAAAGTCGAGCTTTGTACCTTCACCAATACTAATATTTACAGAAGCTCCACTTCTAAAATCTTGAATTGTATCTGTGACATTATCATCTAATAACGCTGATAAAGTTCCGGTCACTTCAATCATACCACCACGCATATAAGCAGAAGGTTCATGAGTTATTGAATTAACTGTTGTGTAGCCTACTCTTTGAGCCGGGTTACTTATTGTTACTTCAAAATTATTAATTACAACGTCATCGGCACCAATACTCATTGTCGTACAATCAAAAAATCCTTCTGTATAATCAACAGCGGTTGCGTCTGGTGATGTGCCCTCTGTTCCAATAACAGGTTGATAGCCACTAAAAAACGTACCAGAAGCAGTCAATCTTCCCCCGTTTACTGTTGGATTAAGTGTAAGTGTCAGCGTTTCTAATATTGAACTGTGCATTAATTTATCTTCGTCTGCATCTGGTGATGAAATAACAACACACGCATACTCACCTGTTGAAGAACCTTCTTCATACGCAACTGTTCCTTGATTTCCTGTGATTGCTACTGTACCGCTTGGACTATCATCTTCAGATACCAATTGAAGCAACATTTGAAGTGCTGCTTCGTTTTCAACTGCGTAGTCGCTAAACGACCATCTAAATACTCCGCCTTTGTATGTTGCGATATGGTCTGTCGGTCTTTGTACTCTTTGACCAGATCGTACTGCGTCAGCAAAGATTGAACCCGCAGAAGTGTCAATATCATTGATTTCTGGTGTTCTTATTTTATACAGCGTACCGGATACATCATTTGTGCCTAAAGCATCTGATTGTATTGAAACATAAGATTCAAATTGTTTTCCGGAATAGACTGTCTTGTCTAATGTTGCCATTATTTAGTTTCCTTTTTCTTTTTTATGATGTACCCGCCATCAACTAAATGTTTTGGTGGATTCTTAATTTCTACATCTTGACCATCTTCTAACTTTTCAGCAACTTCTTTTCCAAGACCTTGCCAATCGTTAATTGCAGAAAATGATTGAATTTTTTTACTAATTTTATACTTCATGTGTATATTTCCGTAACTGTGCAATTAAAAGACACGTTTGCTCTCCACACATCAAGATTATCTTCGTCTTGTTCGTAATTAACAGATTCAACACGTCCATCGTGATACTTATAAACACCAGACGGCTTATAATGTGAATTATTATGTATTAATCTTTTTAAATGCTCTGCTGTGCTTGTTAATTGCGTTTTAACGCTTCTGTATCCTCCACCCTTCATTAATGTATAAATAATATCTACTTCATACGCTCTCGATTGACCAGAAGCAAAATACTCAATCAATGAATCTTCTTGTGGATCAATTACAATCGATTGATTGCCTTTGTGTTCATCAATCACAGGAATTTGAAACTCTTTGCGAATAATATCTTGTAAGGATTCTATTACGTTTTCATAGACTACGTTTGCGTAGCTATCTGAATCATCTGTGCCTGTTGCAAAAGTTGTCCCTGTTACAGAAGTCCATATTTCATGCGATTCTGCCCAAAGTGGTGATTGTATGTTTAACGCCATTAAATTCTTTCAGCTTCAGCGTATTTGACTGCCATTGTTCTTGAATCAACTATACCACTAATCTCAAGTTCCCATTCATCGTTTATCGTATAGATACCGGGAGAAAAACGTACTTGCATACCATGACCTACGTCTTGATAGCCACCATCAATGACTTCTGCGTTTGTTGATTTATCAATCTTTAATCCTGTATCATCTTTGACAAACGTATCGTATTTTACAGTAGAAGCCGAGCCACTTGTAAAAGTTCCCGCTGTGCTAACAACAATCTTAATGACATCCCAATCAACTGAAGGTCTGCCCCTTACGTCTATTACACTACCTGTTGAGTTTGCATTAATAGATACTTCTCGTATTATACCAGAATGTTTTGCAAGTCCTTCGTCTTGTGATAAAGCAATTTGACCTGTGCGAACCATGTCCAAGTATCCTGTGCCTTCTGGATTCATAGCCATCGCCATAAGTTCATCGCCTTTTTCTTTGTCAAAAGGTCTGACAAGATCAGCACAAGCAATTATTGCCGTAGAACGCACGATTATTTCTGGGTAGTCATTACCTGTGGCACTTGCAGTTCCAACGCCTTTTCGGGGATATATTGGGACAGGTAACACGTTTCTACAAAGGTCACTTGCTTTTCGTACAGCTTCAACTTTTGTATCGTACCAATCTCTACCGGATTCTATTACTGAACTATTAAGAAGTGACGTTGAAAAATTTTCTAAAAAGAAACTTAACAACCCTGTGCTTGTGTTATAATTAAATTCTTTATTTGCATTTGGCGTATCTGTAACCGAAGTCATTTCTTCACCATTATAGAATAGTTGTGTAACATATCCGGCAGAATAAAGATAATATAAGTCTGTTGTTCCAGATGAAACCCAATCGCTTGGCACTACACGTCTTAAATTGTAGTTATTAATATCCGGAACAATATATTGCAAGTCTGTGTTTGTGTCGCAATATGTAGCTTCGTATGTACTCATGCTTTGTGTGTCCTGTCATTTAAATCATTAATATCGACAATCATTGGCTGATCCATATCTTTTATAATACTAATTAAATCAACCAAATCTCTAAAATACGCCTCCGGATTGTCTTGTAGTGTGTTCAAGTCAATTTCATTTGCTATCTCTTTGATGTGGCTTATGGTTTCGGGTACGTTCACACTCGTATCGCCCTTCTAAACCAACCAAACCAATACTTCTCTTGTGTTGGCTTTTTTATTACAATGTTGGCAAACTTTAAAACTCTGTACGCTCTTAATCTGTCTGGTTCTAAATTCTTCGATGCACTAATTGTTGCAACGCCTACTCTGCCATCTACTTTTATTTTATAGGTGTTCTTGCCATTACACGCCTGTTGTAATACTCTCGCAGCACCTCGCATACCAAAGTTCACAACCATATCAAAATATACTTCTCGTAATTGATTAGATAATTGGTCTGCCTTTGAAGGTGTCCAGTAATCTTCGTAATAAATCTGTCTGGCTTCTTTGCGTGTTAGGTTTTTAATATCTAAATCTGGATATGCCTTTTTAGATATACCCATATTAGTTTCACCACCCGGATCGTCTTTGTCGTTTACGTATCCGCCTTCAGATTCTAAAACATTATCAATTATTTCTTCGAAGGTCATTTCCAAGCTATCTTGAGTAATGCTCCCATTACGTCCAAAACTTCTTTCATTATTTTTTTTCGTTCTTCGTTGTCAAGTTTACCATCATCAGCATACGCCTCTTGAAGTGCTTTGAAAACGTCTTTCATTTCTGCAATCATTTTCTTGTATTTCATGCCAACAAATGTTGCACCACCGGCAACCATTATGCCCATAAGATACCAGAAATTTGTCCAATTGAACCAATCACTCATTATATTCTCCCTTTAAATAGATAAGAGATAAACCCGGCAAAGACAATACTTACAACTGAACCAACGCCTTTAATACTTGCCATACTGCCTTCTAACGCTCTAACACGACCATTCTGCAATTGAATCTCAAGTTTTGTATGCGTAGCCTCTTTATGAATTGCCTCCATTTTGGATTCAATCCTTGCAAGTCTATCTACAACGTCAAGCCGGTATTCATCTACTTTTGGTTTATTCACTTTTTTTCTTTTTTTGCTTTATCAGCTTTTTCTTTTTCACCGGTTTCATAACCATTGATTAAGAAATTAACTTCTGCGATTCTCATGTTAAGATTATCACGTTCTTTTTTTAGCTGTTTAATACGTTCTTCAAACATATTGCCTCCCTATTTATTACTCTTTTTCTTTTGCTGCTTTTTCTTTGTCAGCACGATTCTTATAATCGTCACGTGCTACAATTAATGCAATCAACTTATCTTCGTCTGCCGGTACTGAATCAACAGAATCATCAGCCATTAATTTAGGTATCCACTCTGCTGTCATTCTTTTCTTACAGTTAGCTACCTTGCCATCAATCGCACCTTTTACCCACTCTGCAACATCTATTAAATCATTTTTTAATACCGATTCTTCGGTTGTCGATAGTGTTCTTTTTGCTATATCCATTTTATATCCTTGTTTTATTTTATTTCAAATTAGTTATTTCGCTTAACAAGCTAAATATCCGCTAAACCTTGAAACTGCACTTACGTCTGATTGTTGTGTTCCACTTCCTTGTCTAATTGCTAAATGTACTGTATCACTTGCATCCATATCAACTAATTGAGAACCAGACAATGTTATATAGTCATTATCTTGTCCATAATCTGGGTCAACAATAGTATACTCATACGTGATATTACTTGTAACCACTTTTATAGAATAGTAAGAAGAGGCAGAATCAGCAGTAGTAACAACAATGTTATAATTTATCATATATTTTCCTGTAACAGGTGCAGTAAATGTATTACTTGCAAAATTACTACCTTGATCAAATCTATCAGTTCCACCGAATACAATAGTTACATCGCTTCCAACTGCAATATTGTCTTGCGAACCAGACATCGTAGCCATAAATGCGGGATTTTTAGGTGCTAAAAATGAACCATCTCCCATAATCTTTGCAGCAGTAACAGCATTATCACCTACAGTAAATACCATAGCTTGAGAAGCTGCAGTTGTATTATGATCATAATAAATATAACCTCTTTCAGTAGTTCCAGTCCTAAATGCTATTGCCGAATCTGATCCCGCGTTAGAATGAGCATCTATATTTAAATTTGCATGTCCCGCAGAATTAGATATAGTAGCATCGCCACCATTAACAGTTATATCACCTATAAAAGTAGTATTACCTCCATCATTAAAAGATGCAATATTATTTCCATCCCTATCTTGGATATTTACTTGGTCACCTAAAATATCAAAAGAGCCCGATGCGTTGTCGTGTTTTATTTTAGATACATTAGATGAGGTTGGTATTATATCTAAATCACCAAAAGATGTTGTTCCCGCAACAGTTAATGTACTTGCCATATCAACAGCACCATCAATATCAACCACATCAAGATTGGCAGTACCCGCTACATCGATTGCACCAGATATATCGAGCGTTGCAGCATCAACTTCACCGGTTACTGTGATTGAATCAACGAAAGCATCTTTCCATCTTACTCCTGTTGCTCCAAGATCAACATCGCTGTCTGCTTCTGGCCCAAATATATTATCAGCAACATAGACTTGCTCTGTGTTGTTAGCGTAGAAATGAATCTCGTTTGCTGTTTCAAAGTCAATCTTCGTTTCATCATCTTCACCTATTTTAATGTCGGCTGCTAATAATGAAGTAATAGTTGTCTGTGCTGCACCTAAAACAAAGTCTAACGTGTTATCGCCATCTTCATAAGTAACTGCGACACCTGTTTCAGTATTTGAGCCTACCATTGCACCAACTGTATCAGCAATAAATTCGTCTAATGCTGTTCCATCGACTGTGTAAGCATCGGCTTCAAGTGTACCATCAATATCAGCGTTACCACTTATGTCAAGCGTTGCAGCGTCTAATTCACCAGATATGGTGATATTAGTTCCGCCTGTCATTGCTCCGTCCATTGCAACTGCACCATTTATATCAATAGTCGTTGCGTTTATTTCTATTTCTGTATCAGAAACCAAATCAAGTACACCATCTGCTGATTGATGTATATAAGTTCCTGTATCACCAAATTCTAAACGATTGGTGCTTGACATCATCAATGCATCTGTTGCAATTGTGAAGCCAAAAGTTGTTCCGTTGTCACCATCTTTGATAGCGACATGAGTTGTTGTGTTACCGCCTCCATCACGATCAACGTGTAAAAGTTGCTCGTAACTTGATGCGATGCTCTGTGCGCCTAAAGCTGCCATAATATTCTCCTTAAATTATATTCTGCCACTTGCGTTCTTCATTCGTCCAAGTGTCGTTAATGCTACGCCATAAATCCCTCGCCAAACGTGCTGTCTGGTTAGGTACATTTAAGACGGCTAATCCTAATTTTAACATTATCCTACGTATGCGATACACGCACCCGATGCTAATGTAAATCCTGTAAATCTTCCATAAATTGTCATTCCTTGTGGGAATGTTTCGCCATCAATTGCAGCACCACCATCGGCATCTATTAACGTGCCTGTGCCTGTATCGTCTGGAAACAATTGTTCTGTTTCAGCGACAAGTCCCCCGCTACCAGAAGCAAATACTGTATCTTCTGTAAATTGAATTGCGATAAATACTCCAGAACCCGCACCACAAGTGACTGCGGTTGTGCCGTTTACAAATATTGAACCGGCTTGTCCCATCGCTAAATTTTGAGCTTCTACAACTCCATATTCTCTCATTGACATATTGTTTCTCCTTTAAATGCCTTGCCGAGCGGTCATTCTCATGGGCATATTGGTTAAATTATTTATCTTTTTTATCTTTTTTTGCTTTTTTTGGCTCTGGCTTACTTCCGTCTGCATTACATTCTTCAAATCTATCTTCAAGAGATTTAATGTCATGTATTCTTTCGTTGTATTCAACAATTACGCCATTAGGCTTTTTAAAATATTTATTCATAATAAACTCCTTTGCGATTAGGCGGGATTGCTCCCGCCCATCACGTTTTTAGTTAATTAATAACTAATTATGAGACATCAGATAAAATATAGACACCATAAGCATCTTTTACTTCAACTTGTCCCCAGAACCCTGTACAGACATACTTTGTCATACGTTCTGATTCTTCTCTTTGTGTACGTACTCGGAATAAACCTTCAGCACCAACACCAAGACCGATTGCACCTTTACTAAATGCAAAACCGGCTGCGTCTCCGCCAGAACTGACATCTTCATCAGTTTGGTCTGACCAATACACGTTAAATCCGGCGATGCTTCCAACAAATCCTGTTTGGAAAGCTTCTTCGCCTTTTGCGCCCATCATTCCAACCGGACGTGCAGTTGCAGTATCGGTTGTACTTGAACCCGCAGTATCTAATGCGGTGTTATGTAGTAAGGAGATAATTCCTTTTCCACCCCAAACCTGTTTTGGTGAAAGTACCAAATTGTAAGGCATAGGTGCTCCGGCTGCTCTCAATTGACGCATTGAGCCAAATATATGAGATAAAGCCAAAGAGCTACCCGCTCCACATTCAGTTTGTGAAAAGGTCTTACCAAGTTCTACAAGATCGTCATCAAGTTTTGCAGCTACTGCATTACCGAGTGCCGGCCCTGCTTGTCCTTCAACATCATCGCCAGAACCCATCATTACGAGGTCACTTACTTGTGATTCGATAACGTGTTCAGAGATTGTTGCAGTACGTGCAGCAGTTGTTATTGCCACCGCAGTTGTTGCTGTTGCTTGTGTAGCAGCAGTTACATTACCAGAGGTAAGTTTTGTCCAATCAGAAAATTGAACGTGATTTGATCCTCTTGCTGCTTGTTTTACAGTTACAAGTGGATACATTACATTACTATGATTAAACGCTATGACTGCGTCACCAATGGTTCTTCCCAGACCACCGGCAGCAGTTGACGTATTCGTTAAAGCCATGAGCTTAACTCCTTTTTAATTTATTTAAAAGTTTAGTCATCATACGGCTTCTTCAACGTCCCCGGCCCAAATCCACTAAAAACACCAACGCTTTCTGGTTTCTTGCCCTTTTGTACTCGCTCCCCACGTTCTTCATGAATATCAAGATATTCGTCATACGTGACAGAAGAACCTTTATAAGTACAATCAATGTCCTTCCCTCCATCTACTGTTTTATGTTGAAGGTCATTATTAGGATCAAGTTTGTCTTTGAATATATTACCCGCCATAACCAATCTTTATATTTCCAGAGTT